TTGGTATTACTTTCAATTTCATTATTTCCCCACATACCAGAGTTCACAATTTGCTTACAACTTGCATCATATCGCTGATAATAAGTGTTATTCTCATCCTTAATATTTCCACTTATAGCACTATGAGCTTTATACGAGGCATAATTAAGTAGCGCTTCTGTATATACTTCACTGATTTTTAGATCTTTAAATATCGATGTTAATTTAATTGGTGCTGCTGCATAGCGTAAAATAATCTGATCATGCACAGGAATAGTTTGATCAGCACCCTTAATTACAGCTTTAAAGGGCTCAGGTATCAAAATAGATACCGATGTATCAACTCGTTGAGTGCCGGCAATATCACTTAATAGCTTAATTGATTCGTCTTTGACAGTTACTGGTTCAAAATTATCAGCATAATATGCATGAACGGGAACTAAGAAAGTCGACGGCAGTGCAAATTCTTCTTCATCAACTGGATTATCCATTTCATAATCTTTTTTCAGTAAATGAAATCGTTTATGTAGAGCTAAATTAGCTAAATTAATATAATGCACAAATTTAGCGCGATTGGCTGCTTCAACAGTAGAAGGACTTCCCGGGTTAGTTGTCATATCTCCCACACTGGCAATAGCTAATTTATTACATTCACCCGCAATCAGATAATCAATATACTCATAAACTTTCATAACGTCCTCGTATTAGACAAAATAAGAATTTTGTGATTCAGTTGGTTGATCATTATCTCTCCACATATGATCTTCAGGAGATGCTGGATCGTCTTCCATTACAGAAACCTCATTAGGCCTCCAGGAGTTTAATTCAGCCAACATAGTAATCGTATCGAGCTCATCATCATGCTTGCTCTTAAACCCCTTCAGTGTAGCTAATTGAAGCTCATTAAGCAACTCTGCAAGTTCATGGCTCTCTTTTAATTCCTCAGGTAACCAGATCTTTTTAGATTTAAACAGTGGAACGGCATTCTCTCTAAACCTACTCATCTTGTCTTTATTAGGTCTAATTCCCGGGTCCTTACCGGTTTTACCGCATGAGATAGTAAAATAACAATTACGATTTCCCATTTCATTCTGGATCCAGCTGACAAATCCTTTTTGTTGTCCAGAGACCTCAATACCTACTTCCTGCGGTTTCCATTCCTGAACTAAACGAAATAAAGAGTCCACACTTACATTCATCAGGACCCTCTCGTACACGCCGTCTACCCACATCCAGTCGCCGTTATTATTATAGGCCCAAACATTAATTACACTGTAATCCGCAGATTGTTTCTCACTGGTAGCAAAGTCGGTCGTAATATAGAAATTATATGCTCCCCTATTCTGGATAACGTGACGTCTCTTATACCAAATAATATCAGAATCTTGAACTAATCTGTCTTCCTCGGACATGATACGTAGCATGAGCTCCTGATTAAATGAGTCTAATTTGCCGGCGCCTTTAGATTTTATATACTGCCCGTAGACATAGTCATAGTTAAACCTATCTGGCCAGGCCCCTTTAAACTCTTCACGCTCACACGGAAATTTTTCACATACTGGATACACATTGACATACCAAACCCCTGATTCGATGGCCTTGTAGAGAGGATCCTTAGCGTTAAACGGAGTTCCTGACCAAATAACTTTGCGCTTGTTAGGGTGTAATGCGTAATCAATAGCTGAGTAGACTGTGTTTTCCACGTTTTCGATAACCGTTGCAGATTTAGCATCCTCATCTCCCAGTAGATCATCAAGTACTGCAAGCTGAGGTCTCGTATTTAATTCAACAGTTCCACGAACACCAGTCTTTGCACCATGTCCTGTAACTACAAATTCTTTACCTTCTGCATTTTTAAAATACCATCGAATATCTGTAAATCGCGTACTAGTAATATATTTTTTCAGAAATGCACTGCGTTCACATCTACGCTCTAAACGTAATCGCATCTTCTTAACACCATTTTCAATACTATCAGATACATACAACGCATAATCTATACTACCAAACCCGGGTATAGACCCATATACGGCAATATACAAGAACAAATATTCACCAAAAATAGTAGTCTTGGCCATACCACGAGAACACATATTAGCAGTATTCTGATTCTTACCTGCTATTTTATCGATCATCTGGTAATGGATAATAGGAGTATGGTTTTCCTCCCCTTGAGTACCATTAACTAATTTAATAAACGACACGAATTCCAGCGCAAATTCACTAGGTACATAATTCGGGTCATCGTTATAATCTATATCATTTAGCCATTCGTCGACTGTGCGTTTTACAGGGCTCATAACTAGTCCTATCAGTTGTTGTATACTCGTAATTTCGGCAGGTCTGCCGATGCATAAATAATTCGTATTCTGTAAAATAAAAATGACATATTGGGCATGGGGTATATGTAGTAGAGCTCATGGTAAGAATACGTCTCCTAAACAACGTTGCAAAAATGCGTCACAATTTTCATATCGACCTGTAGTTAATACAGACTCTGGGTCTTGTTGCTTATTCTCGCAGCATTCCCCTTGCATACCTGAACTGTCTCCTTGCCACCAGATACAATCCTCGCAATTATCCATGACCATCCTTTCCCATTAAAATTGCTGAAGCTACAAGTTCCCCTCCAACAAATGCCTCTCCCATAAATCTCCATATTCCTAATTTATAAAATATTAACGAGACACGTAAATGCAAAGCATCCCCGGGGACTACTACTTTCAAAAACTTAGCCTTATCTACGCCTAATAACATAGGATTACTCATATCAAAGATACCCCGTTCGGAATCTTCATAAAAGGCACAGGTCTGAGCTAAAGCCTCAAGAATCAAGACTCCCGGCATCATAGGATTAGTTGGAAAGTGTCCCTGGAAATAGGGCTCGTTAATCGAAACATTCTTTAGCGCAGTCACATGTTTGCCATCTACGACCGCAATAATCTTATCAATCATTAAGAATGGAGGTCTATGGGGCAGACGCTTAATTATGTCGGTGTAATTACTCATACATCAATAGGCTCAGATTGATCACTGGTACGCTTAGCCAAGATCTCGCTACGCGCTATTTCACCTGCACTCGCCTGGCCATTCATAATCATTTTTAATTGCTGTTGAGCTAAAGCTCTTGTAGTAGCCCGTAAATCCTCCACTACGTCGTTATTGTAGGAAACATCTACTTCCAATTTAGCAGTAACAGGCTGAGCTAAATTAGTCATGAGGCTCTCAGCTGCCTTCTGACGGACCATTTCTGATTTCGCAGAGGTCATTAAGTCTGCCTGCACATTAATGGCTTCCTGATAGATTCCGGCGTTCAGGATGTGTGTAGGGACCATGGTCTGCTCCATAATCTTCGTAATCAGACCGGTCTTCCCGTAATTATCTGCAAAACTAGCTATCTGAGATGCAGATGTGCCCTTATCTATGAGATTCTGATATCTATCCGGAAAGACCTTGCTGTACGCAGTGGATGCCTTATCACCCATCAAACGCAATGAAACGTATTTTACTGCGTTCACGTAAGCGGCAAGGGAATACTTTCCAGTAGTTAATACAGATGCATAGGTTAAAGTGTTATCCCGGAATAGTCTACGCATCTCAGAATTAGGTTCTGCATTGACTACGTCGACCACAGCATCTGTTATATATTTTCGAAAGCGTTTATCCGGAATAGAGCCAGCCAGCATCTCTTTAGTTAAGTGATCTGTCGTCTCGAGCTCACATTCTGTATCTTTCAAATTAGTTAATTGCATTATGTGCCTCATTCCATTTAGTAATTAATCTATCTTGGCATGCCCCATCTCTGTAGCACTCGTGCGGCGAGACCATGATAATATTCTTATCTAAAAATATAACCACCTTCTGCTCAACTAATTCTGCCCAGTACTTATTCCAGGACCGGTAATCTTTAATTCGAGCAACCTTCTTCTGAAACCTGCCCCTATTAAGTAAATTATCGTCATTGATATTCAGCCACATTGGTATCAGTAAACTAATAGCCTTGCTGGATAATTTATGTACTGCAGAAGTATCTTTATCAGCATTATAATAAACGGCGCTCATAAGTTTCTCAATCCTCGAGTAGTCTGGGTATCCCACATATGCTTAAGTATATAATAACGTTTATCGTCCCCACTATAAGCAATGTCAGGATTAAGCATATACTCTTTTTTAGTATATTTCTTAATTACCTGCAATTTTTTCAGCATCTGTACTCCCTGATTAAATTGCAGAATACTCATCCGAAAGGACTTAGCTAACTCTTTAGGCGTACCCACTACCATATTTTGTTTATTCACACTGAAACTAAAATAATGCAGAACATGCACAGCTGCACTGCCCATCTCTTTCGAGTGGAGTGCTTTTGTTATTGTGCTGTCTTTAATTAACTTATTAAACATTATGGTGCGGCTCTGTTTTGTAAGGAGGGAGTTTTGTCTCTTCGTCAATTAACTTCTGCATACGTGCATGGAAAGATACTTTCTGCTCATGGGTCCACTTCGCATGCTTAGACGCTTCCACTGCACTATTAATAGCATCAATAAATTGATCTATTGAAACATTAATATTCACCGGCTTATCTATTTTCCCGTATCTAAGTGCCATTAATAACTCCGATCTAAAATAATAACTTCCCAATATTAACTAAATAACCTACAAAAAGCAATATTAATCTCAGTTAAATGTCGTTAGCCGATACTTAACTCAGAGTTTAATATCGCCTAACGATATTTAACTTTTTTAAAACCCTTTTATTACTTAAGTTAGCTTCTTAGATTAAGAGAAGGTCGGGACTGGACTTTCGTCCGGCCTACGGCCTCCCTACAGTCCATCCCTCCCGCTCCGCTTCCTCCCCTATTATATATATTAATACCCTCGTTAAAAACTCGGTTATTAACATAAGATGGTCTCGCTTCGCTCCACCATCAACGGCTAAAGCCGAAGATGGTCTGCTTATTAATAATAATAATAATTTTGCCACGGGAAATATTTCATTTCTAGGTACTGAGTCAATACTAACTAGCTGACCACTGTCAGCGGAAACCCTCCCCCCCGTACTTCAATACAACGTCCCTTTCCAAAACCAATCCTCAACCTTACACAGCTCTTACGAGCTATGGGTAATTACTTATCTATAACTATTAATAGGAGATACAACATGAGCTTTCCAATCGTAAATGCAGCATCTACCGTAGGTGAAGAAACCTGTCACTTGGCTACCGATACCATCAAAGGTCTACGGTATGGCGGACTAATGTTCAAGGACGGCATGCAAGCCGCTTATCGTGCTCAACAGGCGGAGTCTAATAACGAGCAGAACGCTGTCGACCAGACTAACTGGACAGACGCTCAAAAGGCTAAATTCGACATCGATCTGTAAGCAATGGTGGTCTCCTTCGGGAGGCCACTGCTGTTCTTTACACACAAGATAACACACGTAAGAGAGAGCGTAGAGACTTGATAAATCAGTACATTCTATTAAACATCGTTATGCTTCTCAAAACACAACGCACTTACTCTTACTTAATTACTATAAGTATTACCCTTAATACAGTTATTAACACCAATCGGCCTTACGGCCAATAGGCTATTTGTTTGGTAAATAGCCCAATGCCTAAGCAAGCATGAAACTGCTCATCAATATTAAACCAACCTCTTAACTTAGGAGATATCTTATGTCAGCTTATGAATACAGAGTTAACCCAATTGCTTCCATCGGTAGGTTCTTGTATCGATGGGCAACCTGTACTGATCGGGAAGCAGAACCAATGGGATATCATTGGGCTACTCGTCATTGTACAGAAGAAAACACGTTCTAATCTATTTGCTGGCATCCAATCATGGGTGTCAGCTTATCTATAAATTAAGAAGGAGATAGTTTTATGTAT